ACAAAGTGCAGCAGCAACAGATGCAACTACTAAAGCTAACTCAGCACAATCAAGTGCAGAAGCAACAGCAAGTGCAGATGCAACTACTAAAGCTAACGCAGCACAAAGTGCAGCAGCAACAGATGCAACTACTAAAGCAGACGCGGCACAAAGTGCAGCAATCAGTACAGCAAGTGCAGACGCAACTTCTAAAGCTGACTCAGCAGAAACAGACGCAATTGCAACAGCAAGCGCAGATGCAACTACTAAAGCCAACTCAGCAGAAGCAGATGCAATTGCATCAGCAGAAGCAAAAGACGGTGTACGTGCAACAGCAGCAGCATCTGATGCAACTACTAAAGCTAACGCGGCACAAGGTGCAGCAGAAGCAACAGCAAGCGCAGACGCAACTACTAAAGCTAACGCAGCACTAGTGAGTGCAAAAGCATACACTGATGCAGAAGTAACAACATTACTTGGCGGAGCACCTGGCGCATTAGATACACTTAATGAACTAGCAGCAGCTCTTGCAGATGATGCAAGCTTTAGTGCTACTATAGCAGGACAGTTAACTAGTATCAACACTGATATTACAACTAACTCTACTGATACTACTACATTAGCAGGTCGTGTATCTACAGCAGAATCAGCTATTACAGCTAACACATCTGCTCATACTACATTAGCAGGTCGTGTAACTGACACTGAGAATGCAACAGCAACTAATGCATCTGGTATCGCTAGTAATGTAACTGCTATTTCTAACAACGCAACTGCTATTAACACAGCAATCAGTACAGCAAGTGCAGATGCAACAGCTAAAGCTAACACAGCATTAGCAACAGCCACTGCATACACTGATACACGCGAAACTGCAATTACATCAGCTTATAGTACAAGTATTACAGCAGCAGTGGCATCAATTGAGTCAAACATCTCAATGCTACGCTTCCATAGTGCAGTACAAGACGTAACTAGTGCAGCTACTGTAGCATATACATTTACTGACCTAATAGGCGCAGAAGATTATAGCATATACATTAACAGACTATTAGTACGTCCATCTGAAATAACTTCAGTTAACAACGGAACAGGCGTAGTTACTTTTGTAGCAGCAATTGTAGACGCTGGTGACGAAGTTGAAGTAACAGGCTGGAAATTTACATAATACGTTTAGCTAACGGAGAGCGGCTATGACAGCCGCTCACTTAGTTCTTATTTAATAAGGATTTGAGAGATACAGAGTATTTCTTTCGCGTTAAACACACTCATAGGAGAGTAAAAAATGTCAAGAAGATATAAAAAGAATGGTGTCGAGGTAACAACGGCTCTAAACAAAAACAAAAAATACAAATATGATGCATCTGGTGACCTAGTTGAATCAGTTGGAACACCAGGCGTTAACGAAATTGTTATGTCAGGTTCAAAATCGTCTCTACGACGTATGGCTGACATGGAACGTAACATTGCGATCCTTGCTACTACACTAACAACAACAGATGATGGTACAGCAGATTCAGACGCAGCTTCATTCAACTCTAACGTAAACAAAAAGACACGTTTTAAGAAAGAAGTTCGATTCGAAGAAACATTGAATGTACGTGACGGAATCGACATGAACAGTAACAAGATTACTGAACTTACGACTCCAACAGCGGCTTCAGACGCGGCTAACAAGTCTTACGTTGATGCTAGAGAAGCAGCAGCAGAAGCAACAGCAAGTGCAGATGCAACTTCTAAAGCTAATGCAGCGCAATCTGCAGCAGCAACAGATGCAACTACTAAAGCTAACGCGGCTAATTCAGCAGCTGATGCAACAGCAAGTGCAGACGCAACAGCTAAAGCTAACTCGGCACAGTCTAATGCAATCAGTACAGCAAGTGCAGATGCAACAGCTAAAGCTAATGCAGCGCAATCAGCAGCAATTAGTTCAGCAAATTCAACTTCGAATGCATATACTAATACAGCAGTATCAAACTTAGTTAACGGTGCATCAGCAGCATTCAACACACTATCAGAAATCCAAAATGCAATGGCAACAGATGCTGAACTTTCAGCAGCTATTAACGGATTAACAATTGGTAACGGAACAGTAACAATGTCAGCAGGCTCAGGTCTAACAGGCGGCGGCGCATTCTCAATGAACCAAACTAATAGTGAAACAGTTACAATGAACGTTGGCGGAGGTAATGGACTTACTGTATCTGCAGACGGAATTGCAATGAGTGGTTCTTTTACAGGTAACTTTACAGCTACCGGTGATGTAACAGCATACTCAGATGATACACTAAAGAGCAATGTTCAAGTAATTGACAATGCTTTATCACGTGTTGAAGCAGTACGCGGCGTAACGTTTGATCGTATCGCAGACGGCTCATCATCAACTGGTGTTATTGCACAAGAATTGCTAGCAGTTCTTCCAGAAGCAGTACACACAGATGCAAATGGAGTTCACTCTGTAGCATATGGTAACATTACTGGTCTATTAATTGAAGCTGTTAAGGAATTATCAGCAGAAGTTAAAAGCATGAAGTAATAAGTTTTAATTAACTTACTAATAAAAAGCAGTGTTTAGGCACTGCTTTTTTACGAATAAATACAACTATATGCATGTTAAGATATTTTAACACCAATGTATAATTTTTGGATAAATACATACATAATTGCGGAGAATTAGTAAATGACATTTAGAACTATTCAAACTACTAACCTAGTTAGCACAGAAACAGCGTTTGACGATCCTTTACTTATTTTAAATAAGTCAGGTACTGTTGCAACAGATGTAGGCTTCTTGGGTAAAATTGGTGCATCTAATTATGCAGGACTAGTTCGAGATTCACATACAAATAAGTTTATACTAATTGATACAATTACACTAAACAGTCATACAGTTAATGATGTTAATGCACTGGACGCAACTTTAGTAAAAGCTACACTAGAAGTAGAATCAATTGAAGCCAGTACTGTCGTCCCTACAACTACGTTTGTATTGCCAAAAGGAACGGCAGCAAACAGGCCAAATAGTCCAGTTGAAGCACAACTGTATTTTAACACAGAAACAAAAATGTTTGAAGGATATAACGGAACAGCATGGATACAGTTACTACCATCTATATACGAAGTAACACCATAATAATACACGCTGTAACTGCACACAACGCTGTTACAGCTGACTTAGACGTAATGCGCACTACTTGTGTACCTATTGTATGTTTGATAGCAAAAAGCGCGTATTTGTAATAGTAGCACTAAACATTGATTCATTTAATGATAAATAACATTAGCAAGCAAACGAGTGTTTGTAAATATAATAAACTCGAGGAGTATACAAATGGCTTTACCAGCAACAGGTTCAACAATTAGCATGGGTACAATACGTACATATTTTGGTCTTAGTGGAACAGTTTCACTTTCACAATTTGGCGCATACATTTCACCTACTGTAACAACAAATATTAAACTATCAGCCACATTTGGCGGATGGCAGAATCCAAACTCAACTGGCGCATCGTAGCACGTTGAAATTAAACAAAATTAAACAAACATTGTCATTGACAATGTTTGTTTTTTCATATATAATAAAACTAACAATATTATACAAGTAAACTCAACTACAGGAGAAAACTATGAGCATTAGAACCCGATTTGAAATCGAAACATTTTTACTGGGAGCACATCCCACTGTACAACGTCAAGCACTGGAACTGAATACAGAACTTATGCAAGCACGAACACAACAACATCCAGATCTTCCATTATTGGAAAGTGTAGCAGCAGACTTTGTTGCAACACACGGACCGCTGGATTCACTTATTGCAGACATTGAATCAACTGAAGAAGAATATTGGGTAGCACGTTTAGCACGTTTAGCTGCAATTGACATTCTAACAATTGGTAAAGTACAACCAGAACACATGAATTACATGACATCATTATCTGACGAAGCGTTTTCATCATGTGTAAAATCAGCAACAGCACTTGCAAAATCACTAAATGAATCAGTTCAGGTAATTGAAGCAGAACTTAGTTCAGAACTTACTGATTAATATTAAATGGTAAGTATTCCTAGATTTGCACAAAAACCATCAGCGCATTCACATGTCGCTATATGCGTTCCTGTACGTGATCAAGTAACATCAGTTTTTACTTACAGTCTTGCTATGTTTATGAAAAAGTGCGGCGAAACCAATCAAAAGGTATCGTTGCATATGGTCATGGGCAGTGAAGTTGCAATGCAACGACAGCAACTAGTAGACGAAGTGCTTGAAACATCCGCTACACATTTATTTTGGGTCGATAGCGACATGAAGTTTCCAATAGACGCATTGTTTTCTTTACTATCACATAACAAAGAAATAATAGGAGCAAACTATAGCACCCGTGTAAAACCACACAGACCTGTTGCATTTAAAAGCGAAACAAATCTCGATAAGAGAGTGTTTGGTGGAAATGGAATAGAATCTGTATTTGCAGTTGGCAGCGGGTTATTACTGGTAAATAGGTGTGTATATGAAAATATGCCAAAACCATATTACAGTATAGAATGGAATGAAGATTACACAAACTTAGTAGGAGAAGATATTTTCTTTTGCAAAAAAGCCGCAGAGAACGGTTATAAGACATACATAGATCATGCACTAAGTGAACGAGTTTCACATGTGGGCACGAAAGAGTATACAATTAAGGGCGATTGCTATGATTAAAACATCTAGTACTTTATTAGATTTCAAAGGACAGAGTGTTGTTACACCATGGGATAGATTAAAGAAATTTATTTTTAAGAGCTATCCTATTATTTACGTGCAAGAACGAACAACAGATATAGATGTCCTCACTGAACTTGCAACTGAATACCTCGGTAAATCAGACATGGTTTGGATTGTACAAGAGAGCACTATGGTAAATCCTGGATTCCCTTGGCATTATAAGCCAAGCGACATGGGAAGAAACTTTATACATAAATTTCCAAAAGTAATTAAACGTACTGGAAGACCAGTTAACTACGGCGACATACAGTTAGTGCCAACAGGCGGCGTAATTCACGGTGTATTTGAAAATAAGGTTATAGGAACATATCACGAAGCTGATTTTGATATTGTTATAATCAGCTTTCATGAAGCAGAAGCAGACCAGAATTATCAAAAATTGAGAGTTAGATTTCCTGATGCGATACACATTAAAAATGTAGAAGGCATTGGCAACGCACATAAAAAAGCAGGAGAGCAAGCAAAAACAGAAATGGTTTACATTGTTGATGCCGATGCTGACGTAATGGGCGACTTTTGCTTTGACTATATTCCACCAATGTCAAAACGCGCAAATACTACATATGTGTGGTCTGCACGTAACCCAATTAATGGATTGGAATACGGATATGGCGGAATAAAATTATTTCCTAGAACACAGTTATTGGAACTAGGTCATGTGCTACCAGACTTTACTACAAGCGCAGCATTTTATCAACCAGTAAGCGATGTTTCTAACATTACACGGTTTAACAAAGATCCATTCCGCACATGGCGTGGAGCATTCCGTGAGACTGTAAAACTTGCAAGCGCAATTAATCCAAATTCACCTAAACAAGAAACAATTGATAGACTTGAAACATGGTGTACAGTTGATACTGGCGGAAGATTTGGTCGTTACTGCATAAAGGGCGCACTTGAAGGTAAGGCATACGGCGAAGAACACAAAGATGATCTAGAAGCATTAAATAAAATTAATGACTTTGAATGGTTACGTGAACAGTTTGTTGAAAGTATGAAAAAGCGTGTACGTGCTTAATAGCACCTGCTTATGTAAAGCTATCTATGCAGCGCGTAGATAGTTTTTAGTTTCTTCAAGAAGTCTTTTGATTTGCATTGAATGCCTGCCCCAGGATGCAGAGGCGCTGGCCAACTTTCTATATTAACCCAACAATATCCATCGCTTTCGCTATTGAGAACTGGCATAAACTCATCACTAACTAATACAACAAAACTGTTGTATACAAAGTTGCGATTACCACTTGTAAATTTACTAACAGGAATAACTTTTTTGATATCTGGTAACAAGCCCATTTCTTCTTCTATTTCACGATAAAGTGTTTCAATTGGCCGTTCTGTGCTTTCGCTTTTCCCACCAAAAAATCCCCATGTACTAGGATGTGTTACATTCTTGCTTCTGAGTTGCATCATTATTCTACCGCTAACTGAGCTTAAAAATATACATCCACTTGCTTGTATCATTTTGTATCAATGTTACTTATTAATTCATCCCATTTTTTATACGACATTGGAAAATGATGATTTAATGCATAATACCAACGAGAGTATGGGGTATCTCGGTGAAAATACTTAGACATCCACAAAGCTGTGCCATCGTCATTTGATTGCGTGTACATTGATTTTATATATGCAATGTTTGTGTTATAATGCTCAATTGACATGTCTTTGAACTTACTGAACTCATCAAGCTCGAACATATCACCTTCTGTGAAGTCTAGTATAAAGTTTAATCCGGCTACATCAGTTAAGCAACTTAGCTTACACTTGAGCCGATTGGCAACATCAGTATATTCTATACTATCAAATGTTCCAGTTGGAATTTTTAACACTATGTTGGTTATGTTTGGATATTCTACTTTTAGTGCGTTTAAATGCATATGAAGACCACCATGTGAGTACATATTAACAGTTACACTGATAGTATCAACTGCTAATAAATTAGCATGGTGATTTTCTAACCAATTGTCAAACGGTGATGAATCTTGTGGTTTATGCAGAGTTTCGTATATACATCTGTGTGCGTTGTAGTCTAGCACTAAAGATACAATCTCCAAAATCCGCTACTGTAAATAGCTTCGTAACTGTTCACCCAATTATTGTCATTCCACTCTAACTGGTCTTGACTTGCTAAGTTTAATAGATATTGTTGCGTAATAGGATTCGCACTAGCATTAAATACAATTGTCCAAACACTTCCGTCAAATTCAACAATGTCGTACTTGGTTGCAGTACTTAATCCGTTCCAGTTCATGCTAATTGGAATATCGCCCATTAATAAATATCTAGTTCCAGCCACAGGAGCCGGTACAGTTCCATCACCTGGGTAGTTTATCATGCCGTTAATTACCCCATCTACTGGATTTAGTGTATTAGTTGGCAACGTAGATGAATCTATCTCTACTCGTAGCTTGTTTGCATCTGTTGCATGCTCGTATAATCTTCCAATAATGTCGTTGTTGCTATCACTTGGATCTGTTGATTTTCTTAATCTAATCTGACTAATTCCATCTCTTAGATTACCAAATTTTTCTAAATCAGCGTCCCATGTAAGTGTTACACCATCTGCGTCTGTTCCATTGTTATGAAGTGACAGTAAAGTAAGTTCATTGTTGTCAAACTGTACTTTTCTATCTTCAAACGAAACAATCTGGTAAGTTAGTGTAGTCTTGTCAAACGGCAAGCTTGTATTAAAGTTATCTAAATCATCATCATCTAAACTAAACAGTTGATTAATGATTGTATGAATTAATTTTTGTTGTTTAACTTTCGCTGGTGGATTTATCAAAATAGGCATATCAAACGTTATTGTGGCAACATCTATTATATCATCAATGCTAGATCCTACACTTCTACTGCTCCAGTTAGTATTTTTCATTTCTACCAAGCTTAATGCTGACCAATCATGTGGATTATTTGATGTTCTAATATCAAGTGTTGGATTAAACAGCACTAATATTTGCTCCATTAGTTGTAATTTTTGCTCAGTGTTTGACGACCATATATCACAATTCATTGTCAACATGTAAGGAACAGGCGCATGTCTTTCTATAGTGTACTTGTTACCTGCTTCATTTAAATAATCACCTGTTACTGCATCTATTTTCTTTTCAGTTACTTGAACCTTGTCTACGTGTTGTTGGTATGTGCGCAATTCTGGCGCCATTCCTAAGTTAGTTATATAACAACTAATAAATGGAACACTGTTAACAACGTTCTCTGAATTCTCACGTGTGATATGTGCTGCCATTCTATTAATGTCACCGTACCTTACGGGTACTACTTGCATAATAGGTAAGCCTGTGTCGTCTTTACCCATCTGTACACTGAATCCACTAAACAATCTGATAAACTGTTGAATGTATCTTCTTATTTGTTTGTCGTAAAAATATTGTGCCATTATTTATATCCTAAAAATCTGAATCTAGCCCTTTTTTCTTTGTAGGGCTTAGTACTTTACTTAACGCTTGGCGTTCTGGTTGCTCTTTGTTGTCTACTATGGTTGTAGCAGTATTGTCAATGAATTGACTTGCGTTGAATGTTCTATCGGACCATGTTTTGTCTGTAACATTGTCATACAGCCTGTGCCATCTACTTCCACGGTATACAAATAATCTATTTGGTGTAAAATCAGAACGTACAAAATGTTTACCATCAGTTGGATCTTGTGGAAACTGGTCGCCTGTGTCTAACACTGCTCCATGGTTGTATTCATTAGCAACTGCATCTAAAGCACCAAACAAATGTTCTGCTAACGGCAATCCAAGTGGATCTGCTTCTTCTGCACTTGCAACAATTGCATTACTAATATTAAGTTCAGTTTGGTAACTACTAATCTTATTCTTTAAACTATCAGGATCATTTGCTGTTCCTAATATATCTGCGTATTCTTGCGTATCTGTTAGTGGAGCTACTTTCACTCGCCATATGTGAGAATACCACGTTTGTGAGAATCCTTCTGATCCTCTGCTTGCATCCTGTACAACATAAAACTTATTAATAGCTTCGCGGTCTGCATTTAATAAAAGTTCATCACGTAAATGCGGAAGCTCTAACACATCACCTGGCATAAGTTTTCTGCCCATTTTCGTTATCATGTCATTGATATGAAACGATATAAACAGTGTATCGTTTGTAAGAAACAGTCCAAATTGTGTTAAATCAAAGTCGTTATCACTTACGTTATACACCCCACGTAATTCAAATATGTCAGGATCATATTTTCTATCTCTGTTTTCCATGAATAGTAAATCTTGTATATTTGTTTCATCTACTAGTCCTTCAGGATTAATCTCTTCACCTGTTATAAAGTCCTTCTCGAGGCCACTAGTGTAGTTAGGTTCACTTGGATCATCTGCAGAAATATCTGGCTTTGGCCCCAAGTATTTGTGTACATGTACACCAACACCGCCTATTGAAAATTGCTCAAGGATACTTCTGTCCATGAATTTAAAATCATTGCTTTTGAATGGTTTGTATAAGCTTAGTCTTGGCATATCACACGTTTCCTATTATATAGTGTATTTATGCCGCTAGTAAAATAAAATTATGCTAAATAGTTATGTTGGTAGTTAATTGTATAACTACTATAAAAGAGGAAAATAATATGTTTAAATTTTTTAAAACAAGAGAGTATGCACTTTGGGCATACTTAGGATCAATTACCATTTTAACCTCACTTTGGATCACAGTACAAATAGACGTTAAAATTAACGAATGGTTTGGTGGATTTTATGATATGATCCAAAAAGCATTAGGAACACCAAATGCAGTAACTATGACTGAGTACATAGATGGATTATTAAGTTTTGGTAAACTTGCAGCATTATGGATTGTAATAGGATTAGCAACCAGCTTCTTAACAAGCCATTTTTTATTCCGCTGGCGCGCTAGTATGGTGCAGTGGTACCACAGTGTATACGACAAAGCTCGCACAATAGAAGGCGCAGCACAACGTGTACAAGAAGATACTATTAAGTTTAGTAGAATTGTAGAAAGCCTTGGCACAAGTTTAATTGAAAGTATAATGATATTAGTTGAGTTCTTTCCAATTCTCATAGCATTATCAATTGGTCTACCAATTATGTTCTTTGGTGACTGGGAATATGGCTTAGTAACAGGCGCACTAATATGGGCAGTTGGCGGCACAGTATTAATGGTACTGCTAGCATGGATATTGCGACTAGTTGGAATTGAATATGATCTACAAAAGAAAGAAGCATCATATCGTAAGTTGCTAGTTATCGCAGAAGACGATGGAACAATACGTCCAAAGAGATTAGATGAACTCTTTGAAGATGTTAGAACTATTCACTACAGGAGTTATATACAATACTTGTATTTTAATGTAGGACGTTTAGCATATCTGCAAACAAACGTGCTAGTAGGATATGTATTCCTAGCTCCAGCTATTACAGCAGGATTAATGACTCTTGGTGTAATGCAACAGATACTACGTGCATTTGGACGAGTAGAAGGATCGTTGCAGTATTTGTTTAAAGCATGGCCAACTTTAATTGAGCTAGCTAGTGTGTATAGGCGTTTGCGTGAGTTCGAAAAAGAAATAAACGCAAAATAATTTTATAAAAATTATAACCTATTGATAACGCAAGGATCTTTTCTTGCGTTTTTTCTTGACAAAAGTACCAAGATGTCTTATACTGTATAAGTAAGTTAAACAAAGCAAAGGGATTTTGCAAATGAACATTAAATTTGAAGACGTAAACAACGATACACTTAGAGCTGAACGTAACAGAGATTTGCTAGAAGTGTTAGTGGACAGCAATAGTACAGCATCATTGCTACTACGTTACCCAAATGCAATAGCACAACTAGAGATTTTAAAGAAGGAATATTTAGGTCAATAAACTAAGGTTGACAAAATCATGTTTGTGTAATACTATATACGTAAATCAACAGGAGTACATCAAATGGCAGCAGTAGCACCAGGCGTAAAAATTAAAAAGAAAAAACCTAGAGGCGCACCGCGTATTAAGCGTGGAGCAGCAGCCAACGGCGAACCTACGTGGATTGATGTAGACAAATTAACAGGCGAAGAATATCACCGCAAGACCGGATATGATCGTGCATGGTATTATGAAAATTATAAGCCAGTTGATTTGTATAATGCATTATTTGAATGGATGCGAGTAAACGATTATTCACCTGCTGACATTAAAGCATGTAAAGCAGCCCCAAATCATGCAATGAGTGTAACAGCAGGCATCACTGCAAAGTTATTGTTATCGGGCATGCCTGACTATAATGAGAAACATGATTTGTACTGGCAATCACTTGCTGGCACATCTGGTGTAGTGAAACCAGTGTCAGTTTTTATAAAAGCCCGCATTGATTTTGCAATTAACCAAGGTGCAAAAATTGTAAAGATTAACGCAGCAGAAGAAAAAGCCACTGCAAACATACATGTACCTACTATACAAGAACGCATGGCAGAAACGTGTGTTATTATGTCAAGCGACATTGAAGAGTTCGTTACTACATTCTTTGATACTTGGAATGTTGATGATTTAAAAGCATTTGATCCAGTATTAATACTTCGTCGAGTACAAGCTAAAGCAGGCCACGCTCGTATTATCAAGGCATGGTTTCAAAGCGAATACGACGAAGCATATGAACTTGTTAATATTCCATCTGCTGCTAAGATTAAAAAGATGAACGAACACGACCAAGACCAAGTAGAACAGTTAAAAGAAGGATATTCTCACCTCACTCCGAAGAAAGCAAAATTAATGCTTGAAATGTACCAACGCATAGTTGATGGATGCGATATTATAGTAAGTGAGAGTAAAGCACTTAAAAAGCCACGTAAGATAAAAATCAGATCTGCAAATGATGTAGTTAAGAAGCTAAAGTTTAAGCCAAGTGACACATCATATGGCATTGCAAGCGTATCACCAGAGCGATTAGTTGGCGCAAGTATTGCAATTGTATTTAATTGTAAAAACCGCAAAATTGGATTCTATTACGCAGCAAACGTAGACCCACGTGGCATGGACAGGCCAGGTTCAGGACTATCAGTAAAAGGAACAAGCATTATTGGACATGATGAAGTTAAAAGCGTACAGCGTACTTTGCGTAAACCAGAAGAGTTCTTCCCACAATTTAAGAAATCTACTAGAGCTAAATCAGAAAAACTGTTCGATACATTAAAAACTACAGAAACAAAACTAAATGGTAGATTCAATGATGAAACAATAATTTTGGCAGTATATTAAATGTATATAAATCCGTATGAAATATTTAACAAAAACGAAGACGACAAATTTGGAATAATTATCGACTGTAAGAACACTGAAACACCATCACGTGATACACAGTTTGATTATAACCTAGGACGTATGTCTTTAGCATCTGCACAAAAACAAGGATTTAACAATATTGTAATGTTTGAAGATCGTGAAGACTTTGACATAGCAGTTAAAGAACTTGCTAGCATTGGTGTCTGGAAGATTATATATGTGTTCGCTGGCACGTTATTTGGTGATACTAGTGTGCGTAGCATTCGACGGTTCCCGCATTTAAGTGCGTTTGTTGTTGATAACTATGTCTTTAGAAAATTTGTTGTGTTTGAAACTGAAAAATATGATTGCCTCGATATACTTGATCCATTTTTAGGCAACGTAGTAGATCAATTAATTCATACAAGCATGGACCAACTTGGCATATCGTATCTAAACCCAGACGATGATAATTATGAATTTCTAGAAGCCCTAGCTAATGGAAAAGTCCCATCAATTGAATCATTAAAAGCAACATCTGAAGTAGATATTAGATATGCAGGTATATTAGTAGAACTTTCAGAGGACTTACTGATAAATACATAGAAGGTAGTACACCCAGGAGAATGTATTCATGAGTAAGAAATCAGAACTATTTAAAGAAATTGAACTTCGTTTAGGCGGAGGCATGGTCGATGTTGAACTCGATCCAGAACACTATGAACTAGCTGTAAAGAAAAGTTTAGCAAAATATAGACAACGAAGCGAAAATGCTGTCGAAGAAAGTTATATTATGTTAGAGCTTATATCAGATCAAAGTGAATATACACTACCAGACGAAGTAATTGAAGTACGTGATATATTTAGACGCACAACGGGCATTAGTGCGCAGTCAGGCAACGACTTCGAACCATTTCAGGCCGCATACATGCAAACATACATGATGGGCTCATCAAACAAAGGCAGTCTTGCTACATTTGATTTCCTACAGCAAAGTAGAGAAACAATGGGTAGATTATTTGGCGCAGAACTAATGTTTACATGGCGCAAACAAGACCATAAACTAATCCTACATCGTAAAATTAAAGCACCAGATAGTGCAGTACTTTGGTGCTACAACTACCGACCTGATGAGAGTTTACTAGGCGACGATTACGCAGGCCCTTGGTTGTCTGACTACGCGCTTGCTCATGCTAAGTTAATGATCGCAGAAGCTCGTGGTAAGTTTACACAGATCGCAGGCCCACAAGGTGGCACCACAATGAACGCAGATCAATTACGAGTAAGCGCAGAACAAGAAATAGATAAGTTGGAAACAGAATTAACATTGTACAGTGATGGACAAGTTGGTTTAGGATTTGTTATTGGTTAATTCATGTTGACATCTTAGTTCAATTATGCTATAATATTTAAAATATATTGGAGTAATAAATGAAAAAGATTGTAGGCATTTGCGGACTTATAGGCCACGGCAAAGATACCGCAGCAGGATTCCTTATTGATAACGGATATCACCGAATTAGTTTCGCAGGTGTGTTAAAAGACGCTTGTGCAAACATCTTTGGATGGGATAGAGATCTAGTAGAAGGCGCAACTTCTGAGAGCAGAGAATGGAGAGAGACAGTTGATCCTTGGTGGTCTAAGCGTTTAGATATTCCTGACTTTACTCCAAGACTTGCATTGCAACAAGTTGGAACAAATGTGCTTAGAACACATTTTCATCCTGATATATGGGTTGCAGCATGCGAACGCCAAATTGAAATGACAGACAAGAACATTGTTATAAGTGATTGTAGATTCTTCAACGAGCTTAATGTTATTAAACAATTGGGTGGAAAAACAGCAGTAGTATGGCGACACGATAAACCAGTTTGGTGGGATACAGCAGTTACTACTAACTCTACTCCAGAAGATGAAGAGTGGATTATATATGACGAAGGTAATCACATGGAAGTTAAATATCCTGATATTCATCCAAGCGAATGGAGCTGGGCGGGATGG